AAAAATGTTTATTGGTTTGGTGAAGAATTAGTAAGCGTTTATAAAATAGAAGAAATATCAGAAGAAGAACTTGAAATACTTAAAAAATATCGTGTTGTTTAAAAATTAAATAGCCGACTATCGCTAGTCGGCTATCCAGAAAGGAAACAACATATGAATAAGTCATTTATTGTTTTCTTTAATGATACTAGAAATTGTCTTAGATAACAACTACAATGTAGGCACACAGAACAGGAGATAAAATTGGATAAAGATACATATAAAAAATTAACAAAGAACTTTTCAAAAGATGTAGTTAAACCTGCACCAAAAGGAAAGTTTGGATTATATGTTCCACACCACATATACACACAAAGATTGGTTGATGTTATACCTAATGGATATGACTTTACATTTGAAGAAATAAGAAATAAAGATAACGCAGTTGTAGGTGCAAAGTGTAGGTTATACATAAAAGAAACACAACAAACAATAGAAGAAGTAGGTGATGTAGATATACACGCACTAGAAAGAAATACTGAAAGCGAAATACTTAAACTAGCAGTTAGTGATGGGATCAAAAGATGTTGTATGCGTATTGGTTTAGGACTAGAACTTTGGACAGGCGATACTACAGAAGAAGAACATTACGCAGGTGTAGTGCAACCAGTAGCAGAGCCACCTAAAAAAAAAGAAGTAGCACAAGAGATTACGAAATCCCCTTCTAGCATTACAGAAGGTCAGCTAAAAGAAATGGTATTCAGTATGTGCAACGAGCATAAAGACTTCGCAAAGAAATGCTACGACACAAGTATCACACGACTTAAAATGGATAAGACTATTAGCGACAATGTAGCTGATTGGTCTAACGATAATGTAGATAAATTTTTATTACTTGTAGAAAGTTATGTTACAAAATTTAAACAAGAATTTGAGGACAGAGCTGGTAATACAGAGGTAGTAAATAATATAATAGAAACAATGGGTAAAGTACAAGAAAAAGAAAGTGAGGAAGATATGGCTGATATACCTGATGGGAAGTGGAAAGAAGATCCTATAAGTGATGGACAGAAAAACTTTATAGAAAGTCTAATTACACAAGCTATTGATAGTGGTTTAGATGAACTAGGTGCAGAAGCAAAGGCATATTTAAATGGTGGCGAGGCTACTAAGGGTAATGCTAGTGCTATGATTGACAAGTTAAAGAGTGCGTTGTCTTAGTTGTGGTGTAGGCGAAATTGATATGTTCGGTGAGCCGACATATATAGTAGAGATACATTGTAGAAAATGCAGGGAGATAATAAATGACACAGACAGAGATAATTAATAAGTTAAATAGTATATATCCAGGTCTGGATTTAGTAGAAGTAAGTGATCCTTACAGCTCTTATGATGCAGAAAATGCTAGATACATTGTAGAGGTAAAGTCAAGAGATAAAAAATACGATAGTTGGATCATTGAAAGAAAAAAATTTGATAGTAATTTATTGTATTCAATGAATGTAAACAAAATGTTTGTTTATTTGACAGAGCATAATGGAAAAATTATGACTTGGAATATACACAATTTGTTAAATAGTTTGTACGATTTTGGTTGGACTAAAATGGAATTACCAGCTACAACAGAGTTTAATGATAAAGAAAAAATACAGAAAGAAGTAGGTTATTTGTACGAAGTAGATGCAAAAATACACGAGGAGGAAGAATGATTGATGTTATGTTAAGCAAAGCAACAGAAGGTATGTTGATTGCAGAGTTATTAAACAGAAGAAACGATAAGGAAGTGCCTTTGTTTATGGGTAAAAGTATATTGTTGCCTAATGGACAACAGCAATTACTTGCAATACTTCCTAACATACAGATACTTACAACAGTAAATCAAGAAGAAGAATGATATATATATTTAGATGTTGGGGTGTTGGACACATAGAAGTTACAGAGAACGAGCCATACATAGGCACAGGCGATAGACCTTTGTGTGATACTTGTTATGACATAGCAGAAGATGGTTGCTCATAAGTGTATTTAAAAGAAATGCGATTAGCAGATGAAAAGGTATTAGATAAGAAACCTGATCTACGCATATTATCTTTAGGTGCAGGTGTGCAATCAAGCACATTACTTATGAAGATTTACAATGGCGAGATAGCACCTGTTGATGCAGCTATATTTGCAGATACAGGCAACGAACCAAAAGAAGTATATGACTGGTTTAAATTTTTAGAAGAAAAAGTATCTGACAAAATTAAAATAGAGATAGTTAATAACGACAGAAACACAGGAGATATAACTAAAGACTTGATGTCACCTGTAGGTTTCTTTGCATCTATACCAGTATTTGTAAAAAATCCTAGTGGCAAACAAGGACTTACACTTAGAACTTGTACAGATCGTTACAAGATACAACCAATAAACAAAAGAATTAGAGAGATACTAGGTGTTACTAACTTGCGTGGCAAAGTTGTAGAGATAGTAATGGGAATATCACAAGATGAAATACAAAGAGCCAAGTACCCACCTAACAAATGGGCTGTAAATTGTTATCCACTTATAGAAAATAAAATAACAAGACACGATTGTTTACATTATTTTGAAACATTAGGTTTTCCACAACCACCTAGATCAGCTTGTATTATTTGTCCTTACCACGACAATAAAGAGTGGCAAAGAATAAAAGACAAGCACCCAAAAGAGTTTGAGTATGCAGTAGATTTTGATAAACAATTAAGGTCTAACAAAGAAAGTCAGTTTGTAAATAAACTAGATGGAGAATTATTTTTACACAGAAAAATGCAACCACTAGGATCAATAGATTTTATAGCAGAAGATGACCCACAGTATCAGTTGTTTGATGATGAATGTTCAGGTTACTGTGGTGTCTAAACTATCTTGTAGTTATCCCAACCATCTTTATTAACTGTAAAACATAACACACCAGGATCGTTCCATAGTCCTGTTCTTGCAGTAAAGTCTTTACTTGCATCTATGCTTGGACATTGAAACCAAGTACGCCTACCTTGTCTTAGCAGTCTTGGGTGATGATAGTGTCCTGTTACAAGTATCTCGGCTGCACCACTAGGCAACCAACCAAACATCTGTCCTTGCCACCACTTCATTATCTTACCTTCTGGACCAGAGCCACCACCTGTCATATGTCCGTGTGTAATAGCTACACCTTTACCTTTTATATCTAGCAAGTGATGATAGTCAGTAGGTAGAATAACATTTACTTTGTTGTATCTGTCATTCTGTGCGAGTATCTCTTTGACTACTTCAAAGTGCATCATATCAGAGTTGTCTAATCTATCAGATAACACTTGACCCTTGCCTGATCTGGTCATCTCTCCGTGATTACCACCTATACCACACACAATTATCTTGTCTGCAAGTGGTAAAAATGTATCAATAGTTTTCATAATCATACGCCTAGCTAATTGATATTGTTGAGATAGCGAGAGCTCTATATTGAAAGGCATTGAGCTGTAAAATGACTGGTCACAATTTTCTGTGAGGTCACCTAATCCTAATATGTATATCTCATCTATCTCTGTTCCTGCCTTACGCAGTGCCTTAACTTGATTTACCCCCTTAATAAGAGCTTCCTCGTAGCGTTTAAGGGTGTTTTCAACGCCATAATCAGCTTTACCTAACTGCCAATCAGCCATTGTCCATATAAAAGCAGTATCACCACCATAATTTGTGTCTTTTAACTTAGGTTTTTTACTGTATTCCTTAACAAGTTTGTCAAAATACTGGTCTAATGCAGGGTTTTTACGCTTTACAACCCCCTTAAATGCAAAAAAGGTGGTCGTTCTGCCACCTTTTAGCTGTCCTTCCCAGCTACTGGCACGAACTGTGCCTTCTATTTCGTAGTATTTAGGGTCAAAACCCCAACCTCTAAGTATGTCATCATACTTATTTTTGTAATCAGGATCAGTACCTACATAAGTTACTTCACCTTTGCCTTTTGATTCATCAAACTCTATTGATGGTTGCCAACCAGACTTGTAATAATTATTACCTAATTCCTGTGTCATAACAGCCCTTTCTGTTGAGCTAATTATACACAGGAATTAGGACAGAATCTACTTACTGATTTGTTTTTTAGCGTATGTCTTGATAACTGCAAGTGCAGCACCACCACCAGCTAATGCAGCTAACTGAATTGTTTCAGCCTCTACACCAACTAATGGAGCAACTGTCAATGCACCAATGAACGCTTCAATGAAGGTCCACGCAGTTCTTTCAAGCATATCTTTGAGATCTTCACTCATTCCATACTCCCACGAATCAGACCAAGGTGTCCACCAAACATCTTTTTTAAATGTACCATCTTGATTTCTTGCTCTTTTAATTCTATCAAACATTATTGTATTAACCTGCCTTTCAACATAGCATTACCTATCAATACATTTCCATTTATTTCTTCTAGCTTTTCATATACTGTGTTAGCTAAAACAGTATGGTCTTTGGCTTTGTTATCTACTTGTCCATCTAATAATTTATTAATTGTTGTGTACTCTATGGTTACATCTTTGCCTTGTAGTAATTGTTTCGCAACCTTGTTATATAGTTTTAGATACGCCTTACCACTATGTCCTATAAAACCATCATCACTTATATCTAAATCTTGTTGTGTTTCTCCTACGATCAGGCAACCAGAAGTATGTTCATCTGTGTTACCAGCGTGTATAAGTATGTAAGTAAAGTTAGGTACATCTTGCAAATGCAACATACCATAATGGTCATTACCATATCTCTTTTTGTATTTCTCGTGGAATCCACCAACAGTTCTAAACTTAATATCATATGTACCCTCTGGTATGCAGGTTTCGTGCATTACCTTTACTGCTTGGTATTGATCTTCTAATGTATAACACTCAAAAAT